GTTGAGATTGATTTCCTGAAAGTGACCGGAGGGTCCTCGTCGTCGTTCATTGAAACAGATGCAAAGGAACGGCTGCCCACGGGTGTTACTGGCATTACCCGTCACAGATTGGCAGGCTGATATGATGTTATCCCGCGATGAGCTTGTGGAATTGACGGGTCGCCGAGCCAAGAACGCACAGATTCGGGCGCTTAGGTTCATGGGCATCGAGCACAAGATCCGCCCCGATGGATCGGTGGCTGTGCTTCGAGCGCACGTTGAGAGCGTCATGAGTGGCGGAATGCTGCTGAGCCAAAGCAAAGAAATGGAGCCCAACTGGGGGGCGATGTAATGGTACGCAAGAAAAATCCCGAAAACTTAGGGCTTCCGGCGCGCTGGCGGCATGTCCATGGCGCGTATTATTACCAGGTGCCGCCAGGTCTGGAGCCTTTTTGGGACGACAAGAAAACATTTCGGCTAGGCAAGACGCTGCCCGAGGCCTATCGCGCCTGGTCCCTGCGCATCGATGCCAATGACAAGGCCAACAACGTGCGCCAGCTGCTAGAGCGCTACATGCTTGAGGTCGTGCCAACGAAGGCACCGATCACCCAGACCGCAAATCTGATCTATATCAAGCAGCTGATTTCCGTTTTTGGCGCAATGCCGCTGGCCTCAGTCAAGCCCCAGCACATTTACAAATATGTGGACCGCCGCCGCCAGAAGAAAACCTCCGAAAATGGGCGAGTCACTGGTGGGATCGCGATCGCGCATCGAGAGGTCAAGGTGCTGTCCCATGCGTACACCAAAGCCGTGGAGTGGGGATACATTGACCGCCACCCGTTTAAAAAGGAATTGCGCTTGACAGGCGAGAAGGCGCGAGACCGATACATCGAAGATTGGGAGATTTTGGAGTGTTTGTCGCTTGGGTCCACAAGGAAGAGTGGAAGCGTGCTGATGATTCAGGCCTACATTCGGCTGAAATTGATGACGGGTATGGCGCGATCGGATTTGCTGAGGCTGACCATGAACGACATCAAGCCAGATGGGATTCACATTCAGCGCCATAAGACTCGTGCGTCTACCGGAAAGCGAACGGTCTATGAAATGACACCAGATTTAGAGGCTGCGATTGAGATTGCCAAATCAACCAGGCCGCGTCTGTCACCTTACCTGTTTTGCAATTCCAAGGCTGAGCCATATATCGACGAATCAACCGGCGAATCTCGCGGCTGGGACTCAATGTGGCAGCGTTTTATGACTCGGGTTTTGAAGGAGACCAAGGTCACGACTAGATTTACTGAGCATGATTTGCGTGCCAAGTGCGCATCTGATGCCGCTACTCTTGAGCAAGCCAGGGCGCTTTTGTCTCATGCCGACTCAAAGACAACCGACGCCATTTATCGACGCAAACCAGAGCGCGTGATGCCGCTTCGAGGGGTCAAGTGATCCGTCAATTTGGCTGAAATGATCGGTTGAAAAGCGAACAAATAACAATTTCAATAGTACAAACGGCGATTTGTAGTACAAATTAAAAAGCCCCGCCCCTGAGAGCAAGGCTGCTGGCGCCGCCGAGACGAATCGAACGTCCGACTCCCTTCTTAGGAGTGGGCTAGTCGCTGTTCTGTAACGCCTTGATTTATTTGGGTTTTGTGTACTGCATTTGTGCTATTGGTGCCGAACAAAAATGATTGTAACTCATTGATTTATATAGAAACGGTTTTGATCTATCGCACAAATTTTTGAGGATTTTGGTAGGATATATCTGGTCGTACATGTGCCACGAAACCAGACAAATAACAGGAGCGAATGAAATGAATCATCACACGCCAGGGCCGTGGATTGTCAACGGATCATTCATCAAAGACGAAAGTGACAACACGATTGCCCAGGTGCACTGGAGAAGAAACGAAGAGCAAGAGGCCGCAAACGCTAACTTAATTAGCGCTGCGCCTGATCTGCTGAAAGCGTTGGCCAAAATGGTCAACATGATGGACACCGGAGATGAACATGGAGCTGGAAGCGAGTGGCATACAGAAGCCAGCGCAGCCATCGCCAAATCTACAGGAGAGCAAGCGTAAATGAAGAATCGAGTTACTGGAAAGCCTGACTATGCCGGTCAATTTCATTGACCACACACCGCCACGAAAACATCCATAAACCGAGCGCCTGATTCGAGCGTTTCGCGGGTGTCTTTTTTAGAGTACGTCGGAAGGTCTTTTGACAGCTCCCGACAAATTGACCGACTAGTCTCTGATTTTTCTGTGTTTGCGCAGCCGGTCAATAGGATCACCAGTGCGCAGCCGAGCATGGTCCGCTTCATCTTCAATTCTCCTTGATTCCTTGCGATCGGCGCGGTCTCTGCTGTCGGCCTCGGCCTTCTTGCCCTGCTGCCGCCCAGCAATGTAAATAGTCAGCACTGCCAAGATTGCGCCAGCCGCTCCTAGAATCCACTCTTTGAACTTCAGAAAGATCGCCATGGTTTACCCCTAGTTGTCTTGAGCTGCAAAAAGGAGGTTGTCTGCGCCTCGCCTGGTCCAGCCTCTTCCATGCACATCAAAGGTATTGAGCATGGCCCAAAACTTCAGCCTGTACGCTACGAATCGAAGCAATACGTCGTTGTGATCCATATTGTTGAGTGCCGCCTGGCTGATCTTGCCCCAGTCTCCATCGTCCGCAACATTGACCGCACGCTGTAAAAACCGGATCGCGTTGCCATTCCCATGGTTTACGGCTGCATCGAACAATTGAAATTTGATTGCCGGATGCGCATCGTTGAGAATGTCCCAAAAGTCGCGCCGGTAGATCGTTTTGGCGTCCTGAAGGGTCAGATTCTTAATATCTAGATAAGGGTAGCTGTGCGAGGCGATGCCAAACTTGGTGCCTTTGAGCTCGCCGACATTAACCTTGCCGCCAGTCCAGTTGCCAGGGTCGCGAGGATCGTTGGAATACCCGCCCTCATGATCAATCAGCCGATCAAATGCCTGGTCAAAATCTATCACCTCAGTCTTTGCCTTCAGTCTTGTCGCCGAGGCGCTGCTGGCGGATAACTCGGGCGACTGGGCTGGCGAGGATGCAGAGGATGCCAATACCTTTGAGGATGTCTTGGCTAACGGCTCCGGAAATTTCTGTCGGTAAAGCCGCGAAAATATGTCCAACAGCATGAGGGTATGCCTCCAAGAATGCCAACAGAAAGCCGCCGATCAGAGAAAGGCGGATCGACCACCATTTAGACCAGTTGCGAGCGTCGTCGACTAGTTTCATCATTTACCCCTTTCAATTATTCAGCTGCAGGCGCAATTAGCGTCTTACCTGATCCCAGATAAAAACGAGTGCAGCACCGGCGAGGGCCAGCACAAAGCGCTCGACCCAAACTCGCGATTGATTATTCATTGGTTGCAGTCGTTCGAGATCCGAAAGTCGAGCCTCGATCCGTGAAATCGTTGCAAATGCTCGCTCTAGTGCCTGATTTGCAACCATCTGCCTCTCATCAATGAGCGCCAGTTTTGTAAGAGCGGCTGCAACATCTTTCAAAACACCCTTAATCTCAGCAACGTCGTTATGCAGCGCCAAAAGTTTTGTGGTTAATTCAGTCACTTCTTTTATGTCCCTTCGGCGCTCGACACCGGCGTAATGATCAGTCATTTTTGATACACCTCATGCGGAAAATAGAACGCCCGCTACCATGACGAACAATCCTAAAAAGTAAAGAATCAACCCCAAACAGACTTTGCGAGACATTTACAGGCCGAGCGCGGTTTTCTGCGCACGCCCCCAAGCGCGGCAAGACTCGACATAATCGTTATAGATATCAAATTCCTCGCTGGGTGCAGTGCGTAGCAATTTGATTTCATCGTGCATGGAGTACTGTTCGCTGATCATCGAGACCACCCGATCATTAATCACTCGCACCTGTGGGCTTGCTGCGGCAATCTCAGCCGACAAAGCTGGCGTCATTGTCACTGCCTGCACAGTGATTTCAGACGGTTGCGTCGGCAACGTCACGCCATCAGGGATCGAGACGTAGGTATAACCATCAAGGGTCGCCAGCTCTTGACCCGACTGATTGACTGGAAGCGCGATTTCAACAGTACGAATTGCGTCGATAAACTTTTGGTAGCGAACGATATAGCTCATTGTGATTCCTTTGGAGGGACTGGATTAAGGACTTCAAACTGTGGGTGCGTCGCGCATGACCAAGGATTGAAGCGATGCTGTCAAGCTTGCCTGCCTTGGCAAAGCGCGAGAACTTAAAAAGACTGTGTTTGCGGATAAAGCGACGACTCGCCCAGGTGCGGTATCCAACAAAGTTGACGCCCCTGCGGATTGGGGCAATGGTGTATTTGGACAGCTCAAGCCCTAGGCCGCCGATAAAGGTCTTGATTTGCTCCAAGGCTTTTAAGCACTGCTCGCGGCTAATCCCAAAGAGTAGGAAGTCATCAACATAGCGGCAGTAGTTGCGCACCTTGAGCTCACGCTTGACGAAATGATCCAGCGGGTTCAGGTAGATCAGTGCGTAGGTCTGACTTAACAAGTTGCCAATCGGTATACCAACAGGTTCGCCGTACTCGGCAAACTGCATCATGACCTCAACAAACCGCCGGTCTTTTATCTTGCGCTCGATCTGGGCGCGAAGGACTGCGCGATTGATCCGATAAAAGAACTTGCGAATATCAAGCTTGATGACGTAGCTTCCGCGCGGCGACTCTTGCAGTGCTTGCTGAGCAAAGTTAGCGGCCTTGTGCGTGCCCTTGCCTTTCCTGCAGGCAAAGGATTGATCAATAAACCCCGTGTTGAAGATGTTGTAAATGACGCGATAGATGGCATGCTGCACAACCAGGTCGCAGAACGAAGGCGCAAAGATCTTACGCTCTTTTGGTCTCGTAGACCACTAAACGAAGTAGTAAGGCTTGGGTCGTTATAGGAGCCATCGTGCAGCGCGTTGTACAGCAAGTCTAGGTTGTGCGCTAAGCGACGCTCGAAATTGAAGCAAGAGCGCTTTTNNTGCTTGCCCTTGTCATGCATCCAAACTATGCCTGGTAGAGATTCTCACGACTAAAGGCCTTCTACAAACAAACTGCCCGTGTCGCTTCATACCGACTACCTGACTTTCGACCCAGCTTGTGGCCGACCTACTAGAAAGGTTTCGAACCACCGATTTTGCACATAAGTGCCGGAGAACGCCTCCCT